GCCAAAACCGCTGACAGCGCGCCTTATAAATCTATTGATGAGATTTCATTTCTCAAAAGATTTTTTAAGCGTGTTGACACTGGTTTTGGACTGACCCCCACCTACATGTGCCCCGCACCTGTAGAGACCCGACTCGACATCCTCAATTGGACAAAAATTCGTAAACTCGATTCCCTCCCCGAAGAAGCAGACACCATCTCCACCGTATTCCAAGAACTCGCTGTCCATGGCAAAGCTGTATTTGATAGAGAAACGAACCGGATAGTCAAGGCCGCTATCGACAGCGGTATCACCGGTTTTGTACAGCTTAGTCTTATGGATTACCTCACAAAGATTATGACAGGAGATGTCCCCCGCATCCTCAGACAACCCCCAAACCTCATTGTATCCCATCCATGTGATCTTGCTACGGCCCAACAAAATTCCGCTGGCCCCAAGGACCCAAGCATTGCTATGGATGGAAGAGGCGTGGCTATTCAGCCTTATATCCTAGGATCGCCTGAGGCAGCCCCTCAATATCCAAGGAACCACCGGTCGGAGTGATGGTTTAAGCAGACCACACTCCTAAAGCACCTGCTTACTGAACAAAATTTTAACGCAAACCCCGACATTCTCTCAGTAACGACCCCCAAAACGAACGACACGATCACTCTTCGAGATGATGGCACCTCAGCTATCGACTCGTACACCTCTCAACCAAACGATCTCCCTTCACTCATGTATGATGATATTGGCGAACGGACCACTCACTCAATCACCGACTTCCTTTCACGTTATGTTATTGTCAGTCAGGGTGCCTGGGCAGCTGCTAGTACTCGAGGGGCTGTTTTGGCGAATCTTGTATTTCCAAAACAGCTCTTTAATACTGGTGCCTACTCTGTCACCCAAAACGTTAACAAACTTGAAGGCTTCGTTGGACTCAAAGCGAAAGTACGTATTCGCATTGAGGTCAACTCTCAGCCCTTCCAAGCCGGTGCACTCATGATCCATTTTGTCCCGTATTCTGAATATATGAACTCGCACACCCAGTGGTATTCAACTGCCACTACTACCGACCCGATTGCAGCTACGGGGTGTTCTCATGTAGTTATGAACCTAGCCAACACTACCTCAATGGAATTCTGTTCTCCCTACATCTCCCCTTACCTGTTCTTCAACCTCCCCACCGGACAAGGCTCTTTTGGTAATATAGTCATATCTGTTCTGTCTCCGCTTTCCTCTGCGGTGGCATCGACAGCTAGTTATACCATCTGGGCCAAGTTCGAAGACATCGACCTTCGCTTCCCCACCGACGCTCCCCTCACCACCAACTTTGCTCAAATAGGTACTGAGATGTCAAACATGGAAACTCGAGGCACGATCTCAAACACAGTCGGTGCAGTTGGTAAAGCCGTGGCTTCTGTGCTCCCTTGGGTAGGATTGGGATGGCTTTCATCGCCACTCTCAATCATATCCGATGGTGCAGAGAAAACGCTCAAAAACCTAGGCTTTTCTAAACCAGCTGTACAAGCTCCAGTCACACGTGTCAAACAGTCTCCAACCCAGTACTTCCTTAACCATGACGGCTCCGATACCACTCACAAACTCGGTCTATCCGCTGAAAATGCTCTTACGCACTATAGTGGATGGGCTGGCACCGATATCGACGAAATGAGGCTCGATTATATCGCCTCTAGACCCTGCTTTATGACTAGTTTCGCATGGAACGGCACTCAGGCTGCGGATACTTCCATCTTTCTGCAGCCAGTTTCCCCCATGTGGACCCAGCAATCCCCCACTCAAGTTACCAATGCTTATGCTCGCCTAACCAGCATGCCTTTGTGTGCCAGGGTTGCCTCGCTCTTCTCCACCTGGCGAGGTACCATGGTGTACCGCTTTCATGTTGTCAATACCCAGTTTCATTCTGGTCGACTTCGAGTGTCCTTCCGACCCTACATTTACTCAGACAATGCCATCATCCAGAACATGCCCGCATTTGCCTACACTGAGGAAGTGGATCTGTCCGCAGGGACAGATTTCACTTTTGAAGTTCCCTTTGTATCCGTCCGACCCTGGCTGCATACGTATTATGATGTCAAGACTTCAGTTGCTTCCGGCGACGTTCGCAATAGCGCCACCGGAGTAGTTCAAGTTTCTGTCATTAATCCGCTTGTATCCGCTCCCACGGTGAATAGTGCTGTTGACATATTGGTGTTCACTTATATGAAAGACGCTCAGTTCGCCGCCCCAATTCGACCTCCCATTACTCCTTACGGCCTCCCCAATGTAGCCCAAATTGGTAAACCTCGACTTGTCCCAACCACCCAGACCTCCGATTCCGTTAACCGATCCGACCTGTCCCTACTTCCCTATTCATCTTGTATGGGTGAGGTAGTGGCCTCCACTCGACAACTCCTCAAACGATTTTCCCTCGTCGCCCGCGTTCAGCTTGGTAACAGTTTTCCGGCTACTGCTACGCAACCGGGATCTAGTTGCAATGGTGTTGTGATATTTCCTTGGGCTCCAGTTATACCCCAAGGAGGTAACATAACAGTTAACGCAGCTGGATTCCAGACGCCAGCATATGTCAACCAATACCAGTTCAACGTGGCTGGTCCTCAGACCAACATCTTCCAATTTCCGGATATCTACTCACATCTTTACCCACTCTTTGCCTTCTTCCGCGGCTCTATTAGGTATAAGATAGCTATCACTTATCCAGGCACTGATTACAACGCTTCTTACCCGGTTTTTGTCTATATCAACAACATCATCAATCCCAGCCTTGAGACCTGGTCCCCAGCCATGTCTATCACTCCATCCATCAACACCACTCCCGCCTCCAATCTTGGTACTGGACCGATCCAACCCCTTTTCGACATAGCGCCCATCACCGCGACTACTCTTAAAACTGGATTTGCCTACCAACCCGGACTCGCTGAATCTCGTATGTTGGTGTTTCCAGACAAGGAGGGTATGATTGAGTTCGAAGTACCTTTTCACGCTTCGGGCCCATTCTGCCCTACAAACTATGGACAAAACAACCCCACGAACTCGCGTTCAATCTTTACACCCTTTCCCACAGTCACCATTACCGGTACCTCCGCACCTACAGGTTCAGCCTCCTCCAAGGCCTCACTCGCTGGCGCGGCTCTCGAAATTTTCCGAGCGGTCGGTGATGACTTTTCTTTCGGTGGCCTTCTCGGCTGCCCGACCAGCGCTATATGGTACTCAGGCGTTGCTCCCACTTAAGACCCTTAGTAGACCCCTTTCCATTCGCACTTGCGCAACCCCCCGTCTATTATGGCTATCTCTATCTACACGACTGCTCGCAAAGCAATAGCAGTTCTGGTAAACAGCATCCAAAACCCTTCTCGGCGACGAGTAGGGATCTAAAGACTATCTGTCTCTCTTGAGAGATGGACTGTTGGGTATGTTTATTATCTTCTAATTGGT